CGGCCCGACTGTGGCACTATAGATTTGAGGCACAAGCCAAGGCATTGGGTTTTTGAGGGGGTCTGCACGAACACCAGAAGCAAACACAATGGCTAATGTAAGTCCAACCAATATTATATTCCATTTTTTCATAATTCTTTCCATCCTACAGGTTCACATTCAAACTTTTTTTCATCAACCACAACCACATCACCAACGCTAGTACTGCGGCAAGAGTTGCCTGCAAACATTGGGGTAATTTCTTCGTTTCTCCACCAAGCACTATTGATTGTATTGGTTTTCATAAATGCTTCTTCTAACTTTTTAGAAGTAGATAAGTTTTTGTTAACTGAAACATATGCGACAATATCTCTGTTCCCTTCTTCATCAGTATGAAATACGGTGACATCTTGGTTCATATAGTGCTTTAACAGATTGTCCATAATTTTTTTCATGCGTAATATACCTCTGCGGTATAATACCCAATTGGGGATAATTTGCCAACGGCGTTATTAATATATTTCTTCATAATCCAAGTGTGAGTGCCATTATCCCACTTGACTTCACAAAACTCTTCATCCCACTCAATTGTTGTTGAAAGTGTCTCTTTAACAATCACACCTTCTGCTATCTCGACTTCTGTGCCAAAATCTCCAATAATTTTTGTACCTAATGAAATGCTCATGTTCTAACCTTTTTCTTATTATTAATACAGCTATTATATCATAGCTTCTCATCGTTTGTCAATACACAATACTAACTTATTTTATAAATATCTTGGCCCCGTCCATTCAATACCAAATCCACCTTCAAGAACATTTCCTCTTGCCTTGTTTTCGAGCAGGGCCAGCCCACCCAGCAGCCATTAGAACATCACCTTTCTTAAATTTTTTGTCATTATCAACATTGACAACAAATCCCCAAACACTGATTTTTGATGCAATTTTGATGTATTTCTTGCCTACTTTGATTTTCCAACCATCTGCAAAATCATCGCACATCCCCTTATTCTCGGGCATGAAGTTGTTATAATCACTTTCTGCAGCTGCAAGCATATTTTCAATACCAGCTTCTACGGTTTTAAATGTCTTTTTAATAGGTATCATTATTTCCACTCCAAATTATATTTTTCAATCATAATATCACGAACATGTTCTCGGTCAACACTATCTCCACCACCCCAAGGAAATTGTAGATTATTAGAATTGATATAAATTTCAATTGCATTAATAATCATTTCTCTTGTAGCACCGATAGGATAAATCGCATCAGGAACATTACCATAAAAACTCTCAACATAATCAACAAAACTCATATTTTTCACCTCTTTTTTCATCATATAGCTAGTATACCAGACCAAACACTTTTTGTCAAGCAAAACCTCTGTTATAATACCCATAATGCTACAAATACTAGCACAAATAGTAATACTACACAGATAGTTGCATCTACAATTTCTTTTAGTTCCGTTCTGGTCATTTACTTTCCTTAAGCAATTTAAATTCTTTATTCCACTTACCTACATTTATATCAGTATAATGTGAGCGACTAAAGTAATCAGTCATTATATCATCATTGTTAAAATACTTAGGGCCTTTCATTGCATTCAACAACTCATTCAGAAAATTCTTTGCAACACCTTCATACCATTCGTCAATATGATAAACATTAACACTTTTACTCACTCCACCTAAATCAATATAACCTTCTGATAGGTTAACCTCTAGTGTAGAATGATTATTGACAGCGATACTGCCCTTCATTCTATACTTCTTTAGTACTGCCTTAATAGCAGGAGCAAGTTCTTTCTTCATTTCTTGTGAAACATAAGCCATAATTTAATCTCTCTCTTTATTGTCTATGTAACCATTATACCAGAGTGAACAGGCTTTGTCAAGCAAAATTGATAAAAAAAGACCCTGTAAAAACAAGGTCTTAGTAAAAAAATGCATTTTTTATCTCTTTTTTTGCGCCAATTCATTCTCAATCCACGCTTTTGCTCGAGTATTTTTAACTTTCCTTTTAAGTAAACCTTGTATTCGTTTGTACACCTGTTTGATTATATCTTCATCAGGGTCATTATTGTCTACAATAATCATATCTGATTTAAAGTGATTGTTAAATTTACCAATATTCATTTGCACTTCTTTCCACGACTTAATCACAATAGATTCTGGTACACTACGAGATCGTTTTGCATTGCGTTCTAATGCAACATCTAGTGAGGTATTAACATATATCATATGAGTGTCGTATCCTAGTTGACGCAAATCATTAGATTGTGTTGCAATCTTATCATAGTTATGACCTGTGCCGTCAATAACAAGCCCAAGTCTACCTTCAACATAGTTTTTTTGTTGTTTTTTGGCAATTTCTTTTGCTCGGTCACGAACTGGAGTACGGGCATCTAGTTCAGCATCAGGCATCTTCAGAGAAAGGTTTGCATCTTTAAGCAACTTCTCAAATGCTTTATCTGAATTGACTGATTTTAGTCCAGTACCACCAGTGGTTTTCCTGACAACGTATGATTTACCGCTGCCAGGCCCGCCTGCTAGGAAAAAAGCTTTAAATATATTTGGGTCATATACACCCTCTTGTAATTCGTTGTATGTTTTCATTATGTGTTCCTGTTTGCTCTTGTTTTCTATAATTTACCATTCTGTCTATAACATATTTATCATTTTCTGATATAGGAGATATGATTCTTTCTTGTTTTAGGAATGTTTTCTTTTTGAGTAAATTTTTAGTTTTTTGAGCCATTGATTTGTCCTCGTTTCGGTTAGTACTGTTAGTGAGTTAAATTTCGTCTGATTTTGTAATCCCCCCGAAAATGCCGGGCGGTACAGTTTTTACTTCTACGCCGTCATATGTCTCCTTTTGTTTAGTAATTTGAATGTCTCCCTCTGCAAACGGTTCATAATTATCGGATGGGGAATCTAGTGGTTCTTCTATAGAATCTTTAACTAATGTCATAATCATTCTATGTTTTTGTGGTGACTTACCAAAATCAAAATCATGTCGTATATTTTTTATTAGAAATGGGCCTTTGTAAAATCTATCGTTTTTTTCATCATTTGCAGCTTTAAGTGCAGCTGTGTATGGCAAATTAAGTTTTACCTTTTGCCCAGCATTTACATAAGTGTTGCCATGACATATTATATTAACACTAAACCCAGATTGTATTTGTGTCATCTGCGAATTTCTTCTTTGTAACCATTTTTCTGCCCCATAGGGTTCGTATGGATATGTATTTTCTGGAGTTGCATGTTGACCATCACTTCGATTATGCAGAGAGGTAGGCACAACATATGTTCTTGCAGGGAAATCTGATACTCCTTGACCCTGTGGATTTAACGCAAGAGAACTTGCTAGAGGGTGTTCAGTTTTACCTTTTGTAACACCGCTTACGATATGGTCTTCGTTCTTAAACTCTCTATGGTAGTTATACACTTTTCTTGAAATAGATTTATTACGAATGTCGTGTTTTATGAGTTCAGAAGCATACATGCCAGTTCTGTAATTTAACAATGTGTCATTGTTTGTTACAATCTCATATCCAAGAACATTGTTTAAATCTTTAATAAGATCAACCACACCATTCTTGCCAACAAGAGCGCCCTTTACATATGTGGTGTACTCCATAAAGGGTTTTTCATTATACAAACTTGCAAGGGTTCTAAAATTAAACCCCTTGAGAGTTTCATAAAACAGGTATGTTGGAGAAGATTTGTAAGTTGCAACTGATTGATCGCGAGCAGTATTAATAACATCTAATGGTCTTATGTTTGGTGCGATATATTTTTTAACACCGGCAGTTTTTTCTACAAAGATATTTTTCTTAGTTTGTAACTGATTAACCAACATGGATAAAACAATATCAGACCAAGGCAACGTAAAACTGTTTTTTACTTTGATTCTTTGATTTCTAATCAATTCCATACTGACAAAACTTAAATTATATAACTGAACATTATTACCAACTTTTTCTCTCGCGGTCAGAGAATGTACTGCAAGTAAATTTTTAGTGTAGTCTATAATTCCAGCATTATCTTTAACAGATGAAGTTCTGAGTTTCATAGACAGAAATTCTTGTCCTATGATTGGGCCATGAGAAGATAGATTTATTGCATCTTGTAGTGTTATTGTACCGCTAATGCAACTTTGATTTATATCTTCAAATATTGTTAATTTTACGACATTGGGTATAAGGTTAACTTTAAGACCAGATGTAGTAATTAATTCTAATTTGTCAACAGTAAAATCACCAGCCTGCTGTAATCTATCTACCACTATCCAGTATCCTTCATAATTGATTTAAATTCTTCTACAAAATCAGTAACATATTCTGGACTAAGAAGTCTTATTTTTCTTACTGTATCTTGACGTTCCTGTTCATATTCATAATTAGTGATTAGGGTTGCTGTTGGGTAATCTGTATTGTCTGTTCCAATATTAAGTTTAACAGTAGTATCCCCCGAAGTTTGATTTATTTCGTAATGGTGTACTCCATTGATATTAGTATACTTGTCATTGATATGAGCAAGAAACTGATTGTTATTCATTGGCCACTGATGATACCTGTCAGTAATATCATTGACCATAAGAACTATCCAATGCAGTTCTGAGTCCTCATACAACTTGTCTGCAATCATCTCTGGTGTCTCGCCCTCTTTAACATCATAGGTGTCAAAGAATAAAGTATTTACTTTTACTTTAGCGCGAATTGCAACTCGTTTTAATAGATGTGTTACTACTTTATAGTTTTCATCTCCAACGGAGTCATAAATAGTTATAGGAAATTGTGCAAAATACATTTTTTAAAATCCCTGTTCAATTTGTTTTTTAGTGATGATTTCTAGTTCTTTAAACTTCAAAGTCATTTTTGTTGTTTGTGGAGCACCATCTTCATACGCAATAAATCTATCTCCACCATAACTTACGTCCATTGTTTCTAATGCACAAGTTGATATTTTATTGAGATGTGTATTCTCATCACCCTTGAACATATATTTTATATTGAAGTAACTTGGTATTTCCAACTCTCTAAAAGTTCCATCTGTGTAGTTAGCTGCCATATGCAACTTAAACGCCTTTACAATTTTCTTTATATCTTTCGCTTCGTTTGCATCTTTTGGTATAAAATTAAACTCGAATGAAAACTCTCTTCTTCCAATACCCTCAAACATTAGTTCCATTCTTGGAGTTCTAATTGCACCTTTTTCTAATGCAAGTAACGCAGTAGCGCCTGGGGCTGCGGTATCAAGTATAGCCATCACCGCAGTTTCAGCACCCTGTTTGAATTCACCCAATCCTTTTTCTAGAGCGGTGTCAAAATTTATACCATTTTTACCCATAAAAGCGTCTAACGCAGTCTTACCCATCATACCCATTGCACTAATATTTTGGTCTCCATATTTTGAGTTATAACTAACAGATAATGAAGGAGGCATATATAACGAAATCACCTTATCTATAGTGACTACGGATGGGTTTGATAATTGAAGTGAATTGCTGTCTCCCGATAATGATACAAGATTAGTTTCCTTGATACTACCGCCACCATATATTTCCTCTAGTCTAAGGTTGTTCTCTGCAGCAGTATACCCAGTAGTCGCAACATTCGATGCCAAGGTTGCAGCGGGGTTATCACTATCGTTCACGAACCGTTTATGGGCATTTTGAAGGTTTCTTCTTTGTTGTAGTTTTGCTTTATCCACAGCTAAAATTTCAAACATAATATAATGACCTTGTTGATCATCAGCAACAACCCCAGCTGGATATTGCAACATTGTAGTTGTAAATCTTGTTGTTCTATTTTCTAATTTAGCTGCAGGATTGGTTGGATTGAGGTCTACGCCAAATACATTGCTTGCGATACTTCGCAAACCATTGACTGCAACATTGTTTGCTGCTCTGGCTGTGTTCGCAGCAACCGCATTTTTTAAACCATCTAATATTGCCATAAGTTTCTTCCTTATATATACTATTTATAAGTTATGTCATACTCAGGTCGATATATTCCAAAAAATCCCAAAAAATATAAGGGCGATCCTTCTAAGGTTATTTATCGTTCTCTTTGGGAGCGTAGGTTTATGGCCTATTGTGACTCCAGTGTTTCTATTATTGAGTGGGGTAGTGAAGAAATCATTATACCCTATTTATCACCTTGGGATAAGAAGATTCACAGATATTTCCCAGATTTCTACATAAAAACAAAACAACATGATGGGAGTCTCAAAAAGTTTATTATAGAGGTTAAACCTAAAGCTCAATGTAAACCACCACCATCTCAACCCAAAAGAAAAACTAAACGATGGTTTAATGAAGTTAAGACATGGGGTGTAAATGAAGCAAAGTGGAAATACGCAAATGAGTGGTGTTTAGACAATAATATGGAATTTAAGATATTAACTGAAGATCATCTCAACATTCGTTATAAATAGAGTTATGGCTACTAGTAATTTCATACAATCAGTTAAAGCTGATACAAAAGGAGCAGACCGCTCCGTTAAATGGTATCGTGCTAAAATCAAAGAGTTTGGCAAACCAGTTGCAATGGACTTGATACGAGATGGTAAGAGAAACAAAAAACAGTTCTATGGTAAGTTGAATATGTTTTTCTATAACCCTAAACTTAAAAAAGAATTACCTTACTATGATACGTTCCCACTGGTGCTTCCAATAGAAAGATACTCAGATGGTTTTCTTGGTATTAACTTTCATTATCTACCAATACCATTGAGAATGAAGTTGTTAGATAGGATTATGTCATTTGCAAATAGTCAAGACCTTGGTGAAACAAGAACCAGAATAATTGCAGACTACAGCAAATTAAAAAAGTTACCAATAATTAAACCAACTCTGCATAAATATCTTTACTCACAAGTAAAATCACAATTTCGTAGAGTTGATGCAGATGAATTTAAAATTGCTTGTCTGTTACCAGTGCAACGATTTAAGAAAGCATCTTCAACTGAAGTATGGAAAGATTCTAGGAGTATGATCTAATGGCAGGAACACTCGCACAATTTTTTGAAACCGCTGCATTTGGGGCTCTCAATGATGTATTGTCTGGGTTTCATACTAAAAATGGTTACGCAGTCCCCAATAGATTTGAAGCAATCATTATTCCACCAACCTCAATGGCAAGAAATTCTCCCACATCTCAATTTAGTTTCTGGCCACTACCGAAAGGCCCAACTACTGCAAGAGATGTTTCATTGCGTGTAGAATCAATTTTTTTGCCGGGCAGAAATTTAAGTACCGTCACTGATACAAACATATATGGCCCATCAAGAGAAATTGTTAGCGGGGTGACTTATGCAGATGATATTAAAATATCATTTCAAGCAAGTTCTGATCTCGGTGAAAGAAGATTCTTTGAGGAATGGCAAAGATTAGCATTTGATGAAAAGACTTGGAACGTAGGATACTATAATGATTACATTGCTCAAATTGATTTATATTTATTAGACAGACAAGACAATCGAAGATTTGGAGTTAAACTTTGGGAATGTTTTCCAAAGACAGTTGACGGAACTGATTTAAATCAGGGTGCAAACAATGAGATTATAAAGAATGATGTAAATTTTTCTTTTAGATATTGGACACAACTTGATGCAAATACTCAACCAACAAGTGTAACTGATAGACTAGTGACTACATTTTTTGGAACAGTTGAAAGACAAATAACAGGATCAATACCAAAAATATTGAATAGATTATAAACGGAGATTAAATTATGGCATTACCTAAACTAAACAGTGCAAACTATGAATTAAGTTTACCATCAACAGGAAAGACAATAAAGTATAGACCCTTTCTTGTAAAAGAACAAAAAGCATTAATGATTGCTCAAGAATCAGAAGATGAAAAGGTGATTGAAAATACATTTGCCCAAATTATCAATGATTGTGTTGCAGATAAAATTGACCCACACAAGATGCCAATGTTTGATATTGAGTATGT